CTTCATAAAGTCTTCAATATCAGCCTTGGTCAACTGACCAGCAAAACCAACTTCTTGCATTGCATCTTCAAGCATTGCTTTAGCGCTATTAAACGTTAACTTAGTTACATTGGTTCTAGATGATGTCTGACTTGTATCAGTAGGTCCACCACTGCCCTGGCTCATTAATTGTGCTAAAAATGGCGCGATGCTGTTTAGTATTGCATCATCTTGTAAGTCTTGGTTGGGAGTTGCCGTTACTGTCGTTGTCTCTTCGCCCGCCATTATTCAACCGCCTTCAATGAGTCATTGTCAAAGTATTGTGTAATTATTGTTTCTAGATTAGGGTCCCACTGCTTAACAGTCTGAGCAATCCATTGATTGTATCCCTCACGGATGATTGATTTACGTGAGTCGTAGTCAGGGAGTGACTGGTAAAGTGCGCTAAATATTTCTCTTGCCTTCATAAATAGACGAGCATCTTTCCAGAACTGCACATCTTGACGTGCCGACATAAACTTCTCATCTGAGGTAATAGCCTTGAATGCTCTGGCATACTTGTATGATGTGTCGCCACTTGCGGCAAGTTGATACTCATCGTACCACGCTTGGCTCTGTTCTTTAAAGGTTGTCTCAACCAATTGGTCAAGAGCGCCCTTTAGTTGTGGATGAGCACGAAGTGTTCTGCCATCGGTAATCTTAGCCTCTAGCGCATCACGAACAAGGTTATAGTTGTTCCAAGTGCGCTGCTTCATACGTTCGCGTTCAACCTCTTGTGGGGTTAACTTAAAGTCATTAAGACGCTTGCTTGTACCTGGAAGGGTCAAGTCAGGGTCACTTAGGATATTGAGGATATTAGTTGACTTTTCATCTTGAGTTCTAGGTAGGTCTGCTGTAAGCAATCCAACTAAACCAATATCAGCCTTATCGATTGATGCAAGAATGCCAACAAGGTCATCATTGTCTTTAAAGACTCGCTTATATGCTTCGTAACTTGCAGGAATGTTAAGTTCCTTGTTTGAGCCAGTAAAGGTTACTCGGTCAACCATAAAGTTTGGACCAAGCAACGCTATCATTTCATCGCCAGCAAGGTCGCGTGCTTCCTGCTCGCCTTTTCCTTCTGCAACATACTTATCCTTGAGTTTGTAGAACAAATTGCTTGTTCCACGCATAGGATTGGTTTCTACCTTGTATGGTACACCAAAGATTGAAGAGAAACCAGAGATGAACTTTTCTGCCCAAAGAGTCTTTACTTCTTTGAGAATTTCTGCGTCAGATGGAAACTTCTTTTCAATTCCCAATTCGACCAACATTTTGTGATAGTTGTAAACTGAGCGCCAAGAAGAAAGGTAATCTGCCTTGCCTTGATTGCCTGTTGCAGCATTGTAGAGAGCATTAGCCCAAGGTGGTGTCAACTGCTTTGTAAGAGATGTTGGTGCGCCATATGGGAAGATTACAGAATACCAGTCAGTGCCGTTAATGGTAAGAGCCTCTTTGATACCGTCTTCTGTGCCAGGAAACTCTTGCATTATCTTACCGACAGATAGTGCTGAGATAAATGATGGAGAAGGCTGGTTAAGTAAGAATCCAAGAGACTTAGCGTTAAGCGCAATTCCCTCATCCATATAACCTAGACCCATATCGCCAGTTCCAGGAAGAATCAAGTGTGAGATATCTTCAATGTTCTTGGTTGGGTTACCATTCTCATCTACGCCAAATGTTTGGAACATTCTTCCGTAGTTGTTTACAAACTGCGCTGTTCTAACTGGGTTATTTGCAGCCAGTCTTCCGTAACGATAAAAAGCGTTAACTGTTGCAGTTGGGAATGCCACAGCAAATCGTGCATTGTGTAGTAGTCGATTTTGACGACGAATGGTGTATACGGTCTTCTCAAGTTCCTGAATTGCTTCACGACCAGCAGACTGACGTAAAGCATTCCATCGAGCAGGTGTCATTTCGATTCCCTGAGAAACAAGATACTCAGCCTTACGTGCCATTGCATCAATCGCAACATCATCAAAGAATGCGTTACGGATTGGATTTTCAGCCCGTGCCATACCTCGGAAGATTCTTGCAGAAAAATTATTAACGGCATTGCTTAGATTTTCGTAAGCATTCACGCCACCAATGTTGGCTGCTCCATAGTTAAAGTTACCAGGAACAATATCGTAAAGTTCATCAGTGTAATTAGCAAGCATAGCCTGTAGTTCTTGACCAGTTACTTCGCGGTTTAAAACTGCAGCCCGAGCCTCGTATGATGGGAACGTTCTGTTTACTAGCGCAACCTTATCTGCAAGATATGCGTTAACCTGTGAAGTGTCTGTGATATCAAAAGCACGTAGGTATCTGATACCAGCGTCCGATACTGCCCACTTCTTTAACTGAGCCATTGATGTATTAGCCAGGATGAGGTCCATAAGTGGGTCCCCACGCATTACGCGGTTGGCAATATATGTCAGTTCTTCAAAGTATAATGGGTCAGATATCCTGATAGTGTCCATTGGAACCTTGCGCTCTACAAGAGACTTACGAGTTCCTGTAGATAGTTCGCCAAGGAAGTTAAGGTCAACTGTACGTGCGTTGCTTGTTTCTGCACGCATTGCTGCGCTAAAGTTTCTGTCACCAGTTACAAAAGAATCAATAGATACGTACTCGCCATTAACCATACGGTATTGTACTTCTTTTCCAAACCAGCGCTTCTTAAATCTAGCACTCTTTCCCCATACGTCTGCCTGGTCTTTGAGTACTGTACCTAGTTCACTGAGGATATTATCTACGCTTTGATACGCTGCAGCAACTGCGTTATCTGCTGCAATAATCTCTTTTTTATTTGTAGTAAGTTTATTAATAGTCTTTCGATAATTTGCTACAGCCTTCTTAGCCTTTGCAATCTCTCGTCTTGTTGCTGCAGAAGGTGCTTTAGCCTCAAGAAACGCTACGCGACGCTCAAGTGTAGTTACGCTAGGAATAGCCTCTTTAATGCCAAAGGGCTTTACTGCTGAACGTAAATCTAATTCTATCTCATCAAGTAGTGCTGATGCGGTCTTGAGTTGCTCACGTGCTGCTGCAAGATGTTGAGCCTTTGTACCTGGTGATGTTCTACCAGATAGCAAATCTTCTAGTGATGCCTGAGCATCATCCTTAATTGCAGATATGCGAGCATACTCAGCCTTCTTGGCTTCTACTGCTCTATTAACAGCCTTACGCTGGCCTCTGTTTTTAATGTTAGATAGTTTACCCATTGACCAGTTACCGCTATTACGCAAAGCGTTTACGCCAATATTTGCTACATCGTTCCACAGGAATGACATACCCTGAGCAACTGTTGTGCTAACAATAGGCTCACCAATTGACTGCTTAACAATGTACATTGGGCGTACTAAAACATCGAATGTCCATAGACGGTTAAGGTCGCGGAATAGTTGAGCACCTAGGTCTGCCGTTGCTTTTGCTCCAGCCTTTATAGCACTCTTTTCAGTTGCTCTAATGAACTGACTCTCAATAGCATCCCAAGGGGTAAAGCGGTATGATTCAGTCATCTGACGAATAGTCTGTGGGTCTACAAGAATCTGTGCTCCATCGTGTCCAATACCAAAGCCATTCTGCTTTACAGAATCAATGCCACGATTTACGTTACCACGAAATGCTGCGATGTGTGCGCTAATCTCTCTAGAATCATAGATTCCAGCCTTGTATGCAAGCATACGGCCGATAGCGTCATCAATCTTATCAAGTACTTCTACCTCGTTCTTGCCGAGGGAGCGCATATACATATCTTCAAATTCTCTGCGGATATCAGCAACTTTTTTGAAACTGTTAGGTGCTATTTCAATTGAAGCATCACCGTCGCGGAGTAATTTGATATTATTCAAGAATGCATTGAGTTCTATACGGCCATCAAGTGGGCGTACGCCAGAAAATGTAACAAAGCCAAGTGGCTTGTACTGTGCTTGACGTGTACCAAACTTAACCAACTTTACAGAAATTCTAGCAACACCTTTTCCAAGGCTTGTTTCAAAGATGTCTGCAAAATTATCAAATTCGCGTGAAGCGCTCGCAGAGCGAACTCCTCTTATTCTTTCGCCAGCAACAATTGCTAGACCCTTGCCGATAATTGGTTCTTGTGGCATAAATGACCTGCCACCAGGAGTTAAGTTGTAGTCTGGGTCAAAAAAGGCATCACGAATCTTAACGAATTGTGGGTTGCTCTTAATTGCTGCATCAAATGCTGACTTAAGACGTGGAACTGCTGGACCTTCTGGAATGTAGGTCTTACCAGTTTGTAGGAACTTTGATTGCAATACTGCAGATGTCGCTGACATATCAAATAGTTTATCTGGCGCTGTTTCAGCCAAACGCGAAAGTGCTGCGACATTTCCCTTATCTGCAAGGAGAAGGTCCTTTACTGCATCAGCATCTGTCGCTTCGTGAATAAGCGGAATAAGTTTTTCGTTAGTACTGTATCTTGACACTAGGTTGGTAATTAATCCCCAGTCCTTGCTTTCGGCAAGAACAACTGCGTGATTACCAGATATTGTACGAGAACCTACTGCACCGTTGCTCTTTGCGTACTGGATACCAAGGTCCATATCGTTAGCAAGTTGGTCAACTGTTTTTGTGCGAGTATATAGACCAAGTTTAGTTAATCCAACCTTTGCTGGGACTGTTACTACTCGGCCAGCACCACCAAGGGCTGCTGTACCAACAACAAAGTCACCAAAACCAGTAAACCATCGGCCTACAGCATTGTCGACAAAGTTCTTCTTAATGCTTTCATCATTCCAAAGGTCAACTTCATCTAAGTCAATATTGTTAGTACCTAAAACCATTCTAGATAATGGTGTTAATCCAGGAATTAAACTAGATTTAGTGAGTGCTTGAAACTGTGATACCTTTGCGCTACGATTGTAGGCTGCCCTAATATCTGAGAATTGAAAACCTTCTTCGTACTCACCTTTTTTGTATAGCGGTGAGTTTTCATCATCAAGTAATGCGTATGTAGAAATTGGGCGAAAGATGTAAGGAGAGATTACATTCTGATTAAGTGCAACTGCACCTTGGAGAAGTTTATCTGCTACGCCTTTTGTAACCTTCTTGACGCCACCATATAGACCAGCATCTGGAATTGATTCAAGTCCAGAGTCAATCTTTGCTAAAGCGCCTTTTACTGTATCGTAAAGAACTTGCTCTTTTTCTTGCTCTTCTTTACTAAGATACGCGCCACCGCCTGTGGCTCTTTTAAGAGCGGTAGGAATTGCTGCAACGGAACCGATGAAATCATTCCACCAAGCCATTTCTACCCCCTAAAAATCTCGTTTAATGTACAGTTTTTCGTTTCCACCTTTGACATCATCCTGGGTGACTCCCATAATGAATGCATCACGGTCTTCTACGGACTTCCAAGGTATCATAGCAAGTTCAAATACTATTCCTGCGTTCTGATAACCAAGTGAACTAGCAAACTTATCTACGTTATCAAAAAAACTACCAGGCATAAATGTCAAATCTGCCATTATCGAGCCATTAAGTAGTTAACAAATCGTTTAAATGAATCTGGAGCGTCTTTAGAACGCGCAGCAATTACCAATTCTGGTAGATATTGCTTTGCAATTAGAGCATTTTCGTCTGGGCGTGTGTTATTCTGGAACTGCGCAGGCAAAGCATCTGAACCAGCGCCAGGACCAAAGTCAACACCTGCTGTAATTGGTTCAGTTGGACGCGTAGTTGGGTCCATAAGTGTACCGAGTTGAGGAAAGTTCATTCCGCCGTATGTTGAGTCTGGAGCGGGTGCTGATGCTTTAACTGAACTCACTGCTTGATTTCCCTCTATGCGACTTTGATTAATTTCTTTATTCTGACCGTATCCGAAACCAGTATAGTTTCCGTTCTGGCCAGCCCCACCTGTACCTGAAACGTTAGCAGGATTATTCTGAGGTGCGGTTGGTCGCATTCCTCCACGATTTTCTGCCATTGTTCCTCCTATGAGTATTGTTTAAATGTATAAATTGGCTCAGAGCACATATTGTCGTATTTGATTGCAACGGCAATAGCCTTGCGAATCATTGTCTCTGCCTGATTAACTGTCTTTACTTTTTCCACACCCAACGCTGCCAATGCACCGAGGGCAACATCTCCGCCAGAACCCATAACATATACATTACGAACATCGGTATCCCAAGAATAGTCATCCGAGACCGAGAAGACTTGGCCTTTGACCGAGATAAGGAATCCGCCTTCGTTCTGCGCAACATCGCCGTCCTCTTTCATATCTATTCCTGCATCAATAAAATGTTTACGCATCTGAGGAATAAACTTCTGCGTCATATATAGATTTAAATCTTCTTTAAGTGTAGGCTTTGGTTGCACATATCCATAATGTAGCACATTACTTGTACGTGATGAACCACAACCAGCAATCAATACTCCGTTGTTTTCTACAATCTTTGGAGTCTTGCTTACCTGAAACCTACCGTGTTCATCGCTAAGACGAGAATCACACCCTAGTACCGACCATCCGTCACCTTGAATCGCTACTAACGTAGTCATTTTTATCCCCTAGTTGTTACTCGTCCCGATGCCTTGCCACTACCACTGAGGGTAGATAAAATTGTTTGCAAGTCTGGCGGTGGTGCTTGTGGTGCTAATCCTTCTGGCGGTAGACCTTCTGTTGGAGCCGCGCCTGGAACAGGGGACGGCTGCTCAACAGGGGAAGGTGCAGCCCCAACAGGAGGAACTGGTTGCTGTGGAGCAAAGATTTCTGTTATAGCGTCTTCGAGGCTTACGCCCTTTTGACGAGCAGTGATTACTCCCGCAATCTTGGTTACTATATCTGCTGGATTTCCACCTGATGTTGCCATCGCTGGAATAGCCTGCGCCATAGCGGTAATACCGCCGAGAAGTGATTGACGCATATTTTCAATTTCAATCTTTTCAAGTTCTTGTGTGACGTTAACCGTGAATGGAAGTTCACGCATAGCCATATCCTTAGAGATAAGACCGCCACCTAGAGCCTGTAGCATAAAGATAAGTCCCTGTGCTGGGTTAAGACCAGCAAGCATACCGTAGCGTACATCGGCTGAATAATCGCCCTTAATGTCTTTGCTTGGTCGGTATGTAATTTCATATGGTGAACCAGAATCAACACCACGAATGGTCTTTTCTTCTGGATAAATCTTCTCATCAATTTCAAAGCAGAGGCTGATGATATCACGCAAAGACGCAGCAAAGATTGCTTGCGCTGCCTTGACCTGGGTGTCAAAGGCTCCCATAAGAGCCTGAACGCCTTGGCCAGTAACGATGCTTGCATCAATGTTACCAGAGCGTCCTTCTGGGTAACGAGTACCAGCGCGAAGTTCTTGGTTGAGCAATGCTGATTCGGTAAATGCGCCTTGTGGTAGAGTCAATTCTACACGTCGAACGCCAGCAGGGTTAGCGGTACGAATAACCGCATCGCCACCCAACTGGAGTTCTTGTACGTCTTGAGGTAGTACGATTGGTGCTTGAACACTCTTCTCTGCTGCTTCCATTGCCAATAGGGCGAAACGGTTGCGGAGAAGTTGAATACCTAATACGTCGTCGAATTGTCCACGCAGTTCGCCATCAATAGATGGCTTACGCGCCACGACAACCATCATCTTACCCAGCGGATTGGCTGCATAAGATAAAACTAAATTCTTTCTTGTTGGCAAGTAGATAAGAGACTGGTCTTTATCATAGTACCGAATGAGTTCTAGTTGTGAGTACAAGTCTTGCTTGTATCCGTTTGGCCCTAGAAGTTCACGCTCGTACTCTGGGAACTGTGTAACCAGTTCTCCAAGAGTCATTATATATCGTTTAGCAAATGCGACACAACGCCCGTAGCGGTCAAATTCTGGGTAAGCCCCAATTGGATTTTCTACGCGAATGCGAGGCATCTTTGCTTCTTCGTCCAATTCAATCATAAAAGGGACGAAACCGTATGTGATGTACCAGTCAGCACCAGAGTACATCTGGATTGAAAGGTCTGAGTGTGAGAAATAATTTGATGCAATGCGGGTACGCTTATCAGCAAAGGCACGTGCCTTATCGCTGACAGAGTTAGCCGCTGAGCAGTTTACTGCTGGAAGTGGAGCCATTACCTCGGATAGGTCTCGGGCTACAACGTCAATAAAGTTGGCTACTACGTTGGCATCTACACCGTCTGGGAAGAAGTCAGGGTATACCTGTGAAATTTTACCCTTGCGGACAGCAAGAACATCCTGGTTGCGAGCATCGCGCTCGCTATTGCGGTAGCGTAACGCTTCTACACGTGCGGCTACCTGCTCCATTGATAATGCCATTGTTATCCTAACTGTATTGTTGTGACCACTGGTCAGCAAATGCGTCGTCTAGGTTGATTGCAAATCTACGTTCTGTCTGAGCGCGAGTTGCCCACCTGTTGTTGGCGTACTGTGATGCTTGGCTTGAGCGTTGCATCATCTCTCTAATACGAATGACTGCAAACCACAAGGCCATAACAACGTCAGTTGGGTTCTTAGTATCTGGCTTCCAGGTAATAAGTTCCTGCACCAACGTCTTGAGGCCTTCTGAGCCTTCATTGCTGGGTAGTTCGATAATGTTGTTATCCTGGAATCTACCATCGCGGGTATTACCAAAGAGCGTAGCCATAGATGCTACACCGAAAGATGTATCCCATTTGTTCTTACCAGTAAAGTGTGAGTTTAACTGGGTTCCATATCCTGCAAGGAAGTTACGCAGGTTGTCATCCAGGGCGTAAGCCTTCTGGTGAGCGTTAATTTCAATACGTAGTTCCTGTGGTCGATACTTGTCAACCCATTCTTCAATCAAACTTTGAATCTTAGCAGGTGTAGGCTCTGTCATATTGACAGCATCTAGGACATAGATACGCCCATCTGCCCTGTTATAGGTACAGATGACGGCTCCTGTGGCTCCTGCCATAGCAGGGTCAAGTCCAATAACTGTATAACCTTCAACGTGGCCAGGATGTCCTGGTGCTCCAGGCTTTAACGGTCCACGCTTTCGCATTCCATTGACGCTTCCTGCGACGCAGGTAGGTGAAAAGATTGAATTTTCTTGGACGTCTTCTTGCTGGTAGACCATAGCCCATACTGACGGAGCGACCTCAGAGCGACGCTTAAAGAGAGAAGGTCCGTCCCACTTGGGATATAA